GCCGACTCAACTGGTATTTAAGGGAGATTAAGTAATGGCTATTTCTCGCGCACAATTGGCGAAGGAGCTTGAGCCCGGACTGAACGCTCTCTTCGGCCTTGAGTATGATCGCTACGAAAAAGAGCATTCTGAAATCTTCGACGAAGAGTCTTCAGACCGTGCTTTTGAAGAAGAAGTAATGCTTTCTGGCTTCGGCACTGCGCCGGTTAAGTCAGAGGGTGGTGCAGTATCGTTTGATGACGCGCAGGAAACTTTCACTGCTCGTTACACTCACGAGACTATCGCTCTTGCCTTCTCTATCACTGAGGAAGCAATTGAAGATAACCTGTATGACCGGCTAGCTTCTCGCTACACCCGTGCTTTGGCACGATCTATGTCACAAACCAAGCAGATTAAGGCCGCTTCAATTCTGAACAACGCCTTTAGCACTTCTTCACCTGTGGGTGACGGAGCCGCACTCTGTTCTTCTGCTCACCCCTCTCTGTCAGGCAACCAGCGTAACCAATTGTCTGTAGCGGCTGATCTCAACGAGACTTCTCTTGAGCAAATGCTGATCGACATCGCTGGTTTCACCGATGAGCGCGGTTTGAAGATTGCGGTACGTGGCATGAAGCTGATTATCCCGAAGGAACTGCAATTTATTGCAGAGCGAGTAATTAACTCCAACCTTCGTCCGGGTACGGCTGACAACGACCTTAACGCCATGAAGTCTATGGGAATGCTCCCTGACGGCGCTGTTGTAAACCACTTCTTGACCGATACTGACGCATTTTTCATTAAGACTGATGCGCCTAACGGCTTTAAGTTGTTTAACCGCAGCCCCATCAAGACTGCTATGGAAGGCGACTTCGACACTGGCAACATGCGCTTTAAGGCGCGTGAGCGTTACAGTTTCGGCGTTTCTGATTGGCGTTGTGTGTTTGGCACACCGGGTGCCTAAAAAAGAGAGCCGCCTTCGGGCGGCTTTTTTGTTCCACGTGGAACATTTGTGATATTATTTTTATTTCCTGACAGCCTTATCCAGAGGCTGACACTAGCCACGACAGGAGACTCACATGGCTAACACTACCTTTAACGGACCCGTTCGATCAGAAAACGGTTTTCAGTCCGTATCTAAAAACGCGACTACTGGCGCTATTACAGTAGGCACTTCTTACAGCGACATCATCACGGGTTCAGTGCAATCTCTAAGTGGTGCGGGGGCTGTCAACCTTACTGATTTGATCACCGAAATAACCACCACCGGTGCAGATGCGCTAACGCTCGCTGACGGATCAGCCGGTCAAGTTAAGATTATTACAATGGTCGTAGATGGAGGAGACGGAACGCTTACTCCAACAACTCTTGCCGGTGGTACTACAATTACTTTTAATGATGTTGGCGATGGCGTAGTTCTTGTTTACGGCACAACCGCAGGTTGGGTAGTTGTGGGCAACAATGGCGCAACGATTGCATAAGGAATAGTAATGGCTAATTCAGACGTAAAAGCAAAACGTCTGACCGGGACAGGCTCCGCTGGTGTGGGGCCTGCTCGTATACGCCAGATTCAAGTGTTAACCACTACGGGAACCCCGCGTTTAACTGTAACTGACGGGAACGGTGGAGCTACTGTTCTAGACTTGGATTTTGTCGCTAGCGAGACGCACTCGGTCAACATCCCTGATGAGGGAATCAAAGTGTCTGATATTTATATCGGAACGCTGACTAATATCACTGCATTAACAGTGTTTTACAGCTAAGGTACTGACATGGCTCGCGAAGTTTCTTCAATTAGTCGAATAGGCACCAGTGAGCCTTTTGAGTTACAAGTGGCTAGGGGACAGATTGCCTATCATAAGTCCATTTACAAGTTCGGAAACAATCCGGAAGTTGCTAATTCCGTTGAAACTATTTGGCCTCAAGGCGGTTTGTATTCATACCTGTCTGCGGCGACCGTGTTGACGGTTTCTAGTAGCTCTACCAACGATACCTCAGCGGGGACCGGAGCCAGAACTGTTGAATTGTTCGGGCTGGATGGCGATTACAACGAAATATCCGAGGTTGTAACCTTAAACGGTCAAACAGCAGTAAATACCACCCTGTCTTATTTGCGGATAAATAGGATGATTGTTCGCTCTGCGGGTTCGGGTGGCGCAAATGCGGGAATCATTTACGCAGGCACAGGCACTGTTACCACGGGCGTCCCGGCAAACATTTATGCCACGATCAACGGCGATGGTACAAACCAGACCCTGATGGCGCTATGGACTATCCCGGCAGGCTACACGGGTTACTTGATGCAGTATGACGTGTCTAACGGCACAACCTCAAATACGCCCGCTGTATGCAAGTTGTTGCTTGTCGCTAGACCGTATGGAGAGGTGTTTCAAAGTAAAGATGTTAAGTCTCTTACCACGGGAATGCACATCGAAAACTCCTTGGTTGTTCCGTTAAAATTCACAGAAAAAACTGACATTGAAGTACGGGCTGTTTCTTCTTCAGCAAGTGTCACATTTGATATCTCTGCCGCTTTAGAGATCCTTTACATCAGAAACGGTGAAGAGTTAGCGTAATGGCTACCACCAAAGATGTAAAAAGGCTTCCTTCTGGTCGTTTGCAGTATCGCGGTGAAACGTTTTCCGGTTACAACAAGCCCAAGAAAACGCCCGGAAAATCCAAAAAAAGCGCGGTTTTGGCAAAAAAAGGCAGCGAAGTAAAGCTCGTTCGTTTTGGCGACCCCAATATGTCAATTAAAAAAGATCAACCGGGCCGTAGGAGCAATTTCCGGGCTAGGCACTCTTGTGATACGGCCAAGGACAAGTTTACGGCTAGGTATTGGTCTTGCAAAGCGTGGTAGACATGAGAGTAGAAGAAGTTTTATCTCGGCTGGAAAAGCATGAGGCGGAGTGTAATTTGCGTTATAAACGCATTGAAGAGCGTTTAGATGACCAAAAAGACATGGTGTCAAAGAACTCTGAAGCGTTAACGCGCTTAGATATGAAGATTTGGGGACTAGCCATATTGATCATTGTCTCGCCATTTGCGGCCAAGCTTTGGAGTTAACATGGGCGTTTGTGGATCAAGGGTAAAAACAGGGCCAAAAAAAACCAAAGTTCAAGTCACTTACATGAAAAAAGGTGGCGAGGCTTCTAGTAAAAGCAAAGGAAGCAAAATTTGCCCTGAAGGCAAAGCATGGGCAAAGCGCACTTTTGACACATACCCTTCTGCTTACGCCAATATGGCGGCCAGTAAGTATTGCAAAGACCCTAATTATGCTAAGAAAGCAAAAGGCAAAGCCTGATGGGCGAATTAGCTAAATGGCGCAATCAAAAATGGGTTCGCATCGACAGTAGTGGCAACATTGCTGGCGAATGTGGCACGTCTAAAAACAAGAAAAACCCGGATCGCTGTCTACCGCGCTCCAAAGCGGAAAGTCTTAGCAAATCGGAACGTGCTGCTACGGCGCGTAAAAAGAAAAAAGCCGGATCCGGAGGACAGCAAGTTGTTGCAAATACTAAAGCTGCCAAAGTTAAAATGGCGGCTAGGGGCGGTGAAATACGCAAAAACCACAAAGGTTGTGGCGCGGTCATGTCTAATCGAAGAAAACGGACTAGGTATGCCTAAAGATGGACGTAGAACGCCAGATAATGGAGGAAATTCGAGGCTGGTCTAAACATGCCTTGGAAGTTCCAAACCCCTTTTTTAATGATTTGCCTGCGTGTCCTTACGCCAAAAGCGCGTGGCTAAATGACAAAGTTGGCTTTGCATTTAGCTATCAAAAAGAAAACCAAACGTTGTATACCACGTTGTCTCAGTTTGATGACACATATGACATTGTGTGTTGCGTTCATCTTCAGTACGAAGAAGATTCAGAACAATTCCACAGTTACATAGGTGCTTTAAACGAGGCCATATCCATGGGTATTTTTATTCAAAAAGACTTGTGGGCCATGGGCTTTCACCCAGACGACGACCAAGACGGAGAAGTTTTTGACCAATCGTTTGAGCCGATAACGGACGCGATCTATGCGATAACGTTTGTTCAAAGACTTTCAAAACTGGAAATATCCGCAGAAACATTAAGAAAAAAAGGGTATTATGACAATTATTTAAGGAACCCCGAGACGGCTCATCTTTGGGATGAACGTCAAGACCTTTACAGGAGACTATGCGATGCCGGGAATGAAGAGAAAAATGCCTAAAAAAATGCGTGGCGGCGGAATGGCGGCCCCAAAAGCAATGCCGTTAAAAAGAGGCGGCGGTGTGCGAGGCCGTGGCCGACGTTCTGTGGTTCAGGGCCCTTCTTTCGAGATAGAAGAACAAACAAAGCCTCTTATAGTTCCTGATGAATCTGGGGGTAAAAGAAAAACACCGATTAAGCCAAAATTCGTCACAGCCAAGCCAGAAAGGCCACTAAAACGTTTTCAAAGCGGTGGCGGAGTAAGCAAGTCTGCTGTTCGTAGTTGCTCTAAGAAGCCGCTTTAATGGCTGTTTCGGGTTCTACAGACTTTGAACTTGATGTAAGTGATTACATTGAGGAGGCGTTTGAGCGGTGTGGGCTGGAAGTCCGCACCGGTTATGACCTTAAAACCGCCAAGCGCTCGTTGAATTTGATGCTGGGGGATTGGGCTAATCGGGGCCTCAATCAATGGACTATTGAGCAGACCACCGTGGCCTTGACGCAAGGCACGGGCAACTATGCTCTTGGTGCTTCTACTATTGATGTATTGAACGCGGTGGTTCGACGCAGTAACACGGACTATGCTCTTGAGAGAGTCAGCCGTAGCGATTACATCAATATTCCTACAAAAACCACGCAGGGAAGACCCTCACAATTTTTCGTAGACCGTCAGATTGACCCCACATTGAAGTTGTGGCCTGTCCCTGAAAACAGCACAGACACTGTCATTATTGACAAGCTTGTCCGTATGGATGATGCGGACACATACACAAATACGATGGATGTTCCGTTTCGTTTTTACCCGTGTTTGGCGGCAGGATTGGCATATTACATTGCCATCAAACGAGCCCCCGACCGGGTTCAACTGCTGAAAGCAATTTATGAGGAAGAGTTTGAAAGAGCGGCCTCCGAGGATCGGGACCGTGCTTCGTTCAACATTCAGCCATCTATGGCATATTCAAGGCTTCTCTGATGGGTAGGTTTGCTACAGGTAAGTTTGCTTACGGCATTTCTGACCGCTCGGGCCAGCGATATAAGCTTAACGAAATGCGTCGTGAGTGGAATGGGTTGTTAGTGGGGCCGGATGAATATGAGCCCAAGCAACCTCAGTTAGAGCCTCGGCGCAAAGTTGTTGACCCAGAGGCGTTACAAAATCCGAGGCCGGATCGGATAGAGCCTTTGGACGTGTTTGTAGCCACGGTTTTAGTAGAAGGCCCTAATTTTAGGCCAACCGTAGGTTATGCGGTCGTTGGAGCAGTGACGGTGACAACATCATGAGTTTTACATACTCAGAGTTAAAACAAGCTATTCAGGATTACGCTGAAAACGACGAAACGTCGTTTGTTACTAATCTGGACATTTTTATAAAAAACACGGAAGAACGTATTCTTAAAAACGTTCAACTTAGTCTTTTTCGCAAAAATGCTTCGGGGACAATGACGAACGCTAATCAGTATTTGGCTTGTCCGAGTGATTTTTTAGCACCGTTGTCTTTATCTTTTGTAGATGGCAGCAGTAATAAGGTGTTTTTGGAGTTAAAAGACCCTGATTTCATACAAACAGTAAACCCCAACAGCGCAACCACTGGATCGCCAAAATACTATGGTGTGTATGACGTAGATAATTTTATTATAGGCCCCACACCGGATTCGTCGTATACGGTGCAGCTTAATTATTTTTATCGGCCCGCTAGTCTTACAGCAGGGGCCGGTTCTGGGACGACGTGGTTGAGTGAAAATGCTCCAATGACCATGCTTTATGGTTGTTTGGTCGAAGCCTACACCTATATGAAAGGCGAGCCGGACATTTTACAAAATTACCAGCAACAGTTTGTGCAGGGCCTTCAGGCGTTAAAACAGTTTGGAGAAGCAAAAGAAGTCACTGACCAATATCGCACAGGGATGGTTATAAGGGCTAAACAATGATGGTAGAAGGCGGTAAAATAAGTTCTGGGATAGTGGACGTTCAAACTACAAGCCACCGGGGGTTTACCCCAGAAGAGATTGCTGACCGGTGTTTGGACAAAATCGTACACGTTTCGGAGTCCGCACCGCCTGTCATAAAAGAACAGGCGTTGGCTTACAAAGGCCACCTTCGACACGTGCTTTCATATTACATGAAGGAGGCGATCAACAGTGATCGCACTACTATTTATAACGCTCTGGTTGATGCAGGGCAAAAAGACCTAGCCGAAGCGATCAGGAGGCTTTAAATGGCATTTACCGGAAATTATATGTGTACTTCCTTCAAGCAAGAGCTAATGGAGGCCGTACACAACTTTAAGCTGTCGGGCGGTAGCACCTTCAAGCTGGCAATGTATGACAACAACGCCAGCTTTACTGCGGCAACCACGGCCTATACCGCGACAGACGAGGTTAGCGGCACGGGCTACAGCGCAGGTGGCGGCACTTTGACTCGGGTAGATCCGACCACCTCCGGCACAACGGCGTTTACGGACTTTGCTGACCTCACGTTTAGCACAGCTAC